CTCCAGCCCCACGTGCCGAGCCGGTGACGAAGGTGAGCTGCTTGTCCAGCCGTTCAAAAGCGGCAGTGGTCTCAAAGGTAAACCGCGTGACACGCTGGAGCTGATTGAAGGCGATGAAGGCCGCCCCCGCTGCAAGGGACCGCTTGACGATCCCCTCAAGCCCTTTGGCGGTCACATCGACGTTTCGACCCATGGAACGGATGGACCGGCTCGCGGTGTCGGCCCCACGGGCTACCTGTTTGGTAGCGGTCGAGGTCTTGACGCTTTTGGAGGTCAACCCCCCAAGGGCTTTATCCGTGGCGCGGGCTTTATGGGTCAGCATATCAAGACGATCCGCAGCGGCTTTCACCCCGGACGAATCTACCTTGATTACCAATCCTGCTATCTTGTCAGCCATTTGTTTCCTGTCGCCATGCTACGGACATTTTCCGCAGCCATACAACCTCAAAGTCGTTAAGTACCTTCCCCGTCAACTGCGCCCATGCCTGCATCTCCGTGTAACTCAATACTTCTCCAGAAAACACCTCGCAGAACCATGTCCATACATACCGCACATCGTCTGATAAAGGAGGCTGCTGGAGTTCCGGTACGTCACGTCCCAATGCTTTCGCTACTTTTGTGAAGTGCTCTTTGTTCGTGAGGGTTGAGCCTTTCGACGCGGGCTGGGCGAGGAAGGCGTGGTGTCTTGTGAACTCGCAGAGTTCTTCGCCCCTAGCCCGAAAAAAAATGAACGATCCGCACTCAGGAGGTTAATCTTCTCTGCAATCTGCGGAGCTTCGCGCAGGAGGGCCGCCACGTTCTCAGGCGTGCACTCCTGATCGAAGGACCAATCCGCCACAAGGGCGGTCAGCAGCCGATGCTTACTCGCTTCAAAGACCTCCTCCGCAAGTTCCCGGTCGTTGTCAGCCGCCTTGGCCTGCTCCTGCAACAGATGCTTGCGCTCAGCGGCAGAAGCCTTGGCATACGCATCCGAGTCAACCCCACGGACCTTGATCCAATGAGGTGACGGTGTTCCGTCCGGATAACTGAGGGCAATCTGCTTGCCTGCTTCAGCTATCGAACGGGTGAAGAACTTCTCCATCTCGTTTTTCATAAAAGTGCGGAGGCCGTGCCCCCTATGTGTTACGCTGGTGTGCGGGTGACAATAATCTGCGTGGCGTCCCCGGAGTCGTACAAGGCCTGGAAGGGCATCGTCAATGTGATCGCCCCCTGCCCCTGCGCGGGGAGGTCCCCACCAGAGTATTTGATGTTGGGGAACTCAAACTTGAGGTCGTTGCCGGCCGCGTCCGTGCATGTGAAGTCAAGGGATGAGGATGTCTCATCCACGAACTTAGTCAGTTGGGTAGCATCCTCAAAATACACCACGACCTGCCCGGTGCAGTTGCTGCGACCGATTGAGGGTTCAAGGGTCTTGTTGCTGCCGATGACCGGACGGATCTCCAGTCCGTTCTCAAGGGAGAAGCTCACCTCCGTGACGATCCCTAGGGGGGAGCCCCCTTCACTGACCGCACCGAGGATGCCGGTCATCTGCCCCGTGGTGGCCGCAGCCGGGAAGGTGGCTCCGGCGGGCGCAGCGGACGCAATCGCCAGATCCTGCCCGATGACCCCGGCCGTCATCTGCACACGGTCATTGGCGGCGTTCTGGAGGCTGAGGGTATTGAACTCGCAGCCTTTGAAAAGGTGGTAGTGCCCAGCCGAAAGGTCTAGGAACCGCCGCAAGATGCTGTAGGAGCGCCGGGTTGTCCCGGCCTTCAGCACATTGGTCGTCCAAGTGCCGCCGAGGACCGCCTCAAGGATGGTGTCCACCGTGCCGCCGTAGGTCAGCTCGGCAACGATGTCGCCGCCAACCTGCCGGACACCGTACTGGTGATCGGAGATTTGCCGGTCAGCGCGAAGCTCTTGAGCTACGAGCGCGTCCTTGGTCAGCCCGAGCGTGGTGCTGAGGTGGCGAACTGCGTCAAATTGTGGAGTTGTTGCGGGAGTTGTACCATAGGTAGCTTCCACGATCATAGAAAGTGAGTGGCGGGATGCATTAGCCATTGTTGTGTCTCCTGATTATGCCCTGGACAGGCGGGTTTCCCATTCGATGGTGATTGCGGATTTGTAGAAGGTCTCCTGCGGCCCCAATGGGGTGATGCCGCAGGAAAGGATAATTACCCACTGGCCGCCATAGCTGAGATACGTCCCGGCTTTGAACTGCGCTCGTATGGTATTGAAAGCTTGATCGACCGTATAGGTGCCCTCCCCGAGCGGGGTGTGCAGGTCTATCTGAAGGATACCCGAAACTTCGTCCTCTCCTTCATCCCCAAGTGAACCAACAAAGGGCTGATTCGCAAGGATAAAAAGTCGTGCCCACGGAGCATTGGCCGGCACCTCAAAAGCTTGGTTCGGGTACGCGCACGGCCATGGGCCATCTGTGAGCAGCGCATTAACCGCTACCCACTTGGTTATCAAAGCCGACTGGACGTTGCTCAAGCTCATGACTTCTGCGCGTGTTTGCGGACAACGCCGTTCGCCCCCGCCATGGTTAGTCGGGCCATGCCGCTCGGGGCCTGCTTGGAGTGTCCCTCAAACTCGATTCGGCGGGCATAGGGGACGTTGTTGGTAAAATAAATGGCAGTGTCGCCCCTGACTGAGCGCACTACTCGGCGCATGCGCGACAAGGTGCGGCGACCACTTGGATCAACCGGGTCGTCATTGCGCTCCAGAGGGGCGTTCAGGGAAGTCTGCCAGTTGCCTTTAAGTCGGCCCGGCTTGTAGTCGGGCTTAGGTTTGTACTTCCACAGTGCGGGATTGCCAACCGGGGTGCGTTTGGTGACCGTCTCAAAAAGCTCCATTGTCGCCCCTTGGCGCACACGTTCCTGCTTCTTCTTGGTATCAGAAGCGAATTGGGCTATGGTGTCTGCGAAGCTCATGCGATGACGCGTGCGTTGATTTTGTGGATCAAGGGGGTGCCTGCCGGGTTTAACGGGGTGGAGCCGATGACCTCCATGATGGTCGAGCCATCGGTAACCTTGTCCCCTGCCTGCGGCTTCAAGGCCATACCTTTGGCAGCTATAATGACGCGGCGGAGCTTACCTTGGATGAGCTGCTCCAAATACTGATTGTCGTCAATCTTAGTAAGCGGTAGGATTACCCCCGTGACAGGCTCAGTGCTGTCAGCATCTTCAGCAGTATAGCGCCCGGCTACTGGATCGAAAGTGCCTCCCCCATCTCTACTGAGTGTCAGCGTCTTGCCAAACTTTTCCAGTAGGGCCAAAGCAGCAGTAGCCGACTCAGCGTAGAAGCTCATGTCAAATGCGTATAGGTGTTAGGGGGCCTGTGCTGCTGAGTAGAGGCGAGAGAAACGCATTGGCTTTAGAGAATACCGTGTAGTCGCTGGCTGCCCCTCGGGCAGCGTACTCAACCTCAACCACATCCACTTTCTGCTTAGTGACGGTGCGCCCGCCAAGATTCGGCTGGAGATCGATGCTCACCGCCTCAACCGCCAGTTGGCAGACGGCATTCTTGAGTTCATCAGGGATGTCATCACTGGCAAACAGCGTGCCGTCGATATAGACGTAAGTGCGCGGCCACTGAAGCGGTTGATCGGTGGCTGTCTTGACACCGCGAAAGCGGTCTCGGAAAGACTCCACCAGATCCATCGCTCAACGACGCCCGAGCCATCCTCAACCGTCAAGGCCATGGGCTATTAAGCCGCCGCGATGGTAGCGCCAATGGCCACAACCTTCCAGTTGGTGCCGTCGCTGATAGCCGCGCAGGGGGAGCCCGCCGAGCCGTCACTCACGTAAATCACCCGGCCAACATTGTCGGCCGCGGCGGGTACGGTAGCGACGGTGAAGGTGTTCCCCGTCAAAGGTTGGAAAGTAGCGTTGATGTTCTCAGAGCCTGTCTGACCGCGTTTGAGTGTCATAGCATTTCCTCATTGGAGTCGGCAGAAGCCTCCTCAAGTTTCTGTTTCAGAGTTTCGTTCTTGGCGTTCGGATGCGCCTTAACCCCGAGGGCCGCCAAAGCTTTCACAAGCTCTTCACGCTCCTCGTCGGCACTCATCTCGGGAGCTTCCTCCTTATTGGGTGCTTCCTTGACCGGCTCCGGTGTTTCAGGGGCCGCTTTGCCAAAAGCCTTTTCACGGGCCTTGGCCATGGGGACCCCACGGCTGACCAGATTTACCAGTAAGAGATTTTTGTCTTCTTCAGTCATGATAAGAAGCCGCCGGGAGGGTAACTCCCGACGGCTGGTGATGAGGGATTAATCGTTGACTTGGATGAAGGCCAAAGGCACGTTCTTCCGGGCAAATTTACGGTCCCAGTTGGCGGCCAGCTTGAGCTGGGCGTAGGTCGCGTGGGCGGCGTTGCCCACTGTGGTCAGCGTGGTGCTGGTGAAATCAAACCCAACCGGGTGCCACACGTTGGCGATACGGCTGAAGATGATGTCTTGACC